TTACAGATGCATTTTGTCTAGGTGCAATATTTTGTTCGGTGTTATTTTCCTCTTGTATGAACTGTTTATTCGCTTCTTTTTTACTTTCATTTATATAATAAGAATTTAACTCAGCAGAAGTTTTACTAGCTGGTGAGTCACTAGTATAACTTTTTTTAGCATTTCCAAATTTTGCTACATTGTATGCAGCTAAAGCATCATCACCTTGAGTAAAATCTGCAAATTCACTTGTGTTTGGATTAACAGATGCTCCATCTTTTTTTATTCCCACTATTTTACCATCAGCCCTATCAAAAGTGAATGAGACCTTTGATCCATCGTCTTGTGTATAAACTCTACTTTTTTTAACTTTCATTAGTTTTTGTTGTAAACTCGATCTCTTGAGACTGGTATTCCTCTCATATCAACAAATTTTTCAGTGGGTAATTGTGCCACATCCGACCATTCTGCATTTGGAATACGATATGGTGTTCCTCTTACGCCAGTATAAACATATTTATGTAGAGTTCTTGGAGGAACTGCAACTGCACCCTGAGCAGAGTTATTTAGTAGACTTGTTGCAAGTTCATCCCTTTCATTCAAACGAACATAATGAAGATTACAACCTAGAAATCCATTCGACCTCATTTCAATCACATATGTAAGTGGAAACATGTCATAATATGGTTGTTTAGTTTGTGCTGAGTAGGTATAAAAATACAATTCGCCAGGTGCAAATCCAGCCGTGTCTGCATAATCTGTTTCAAAGTTTGTCGATCCAAGTTCATCAAGTAATTGACTCCGAAAGAAATCCTCACTGACTTGACCATCAACTTTATTTAATATTCTTTGAAGAATGCTCATCGTATTCCTAATTCTTTTTCAGTCATGATTTTGAATTCTAATTTACGATCCTCACAAAACTCTTTTGCAGCCTTCCATTTTGCTTGATTCTTCACATATGTCATTGATTCATTTATCATTGTCTTTCTTGATTTTCCCTTTGTTGCCTTTGGTTGCATTGTTTCTCTCATCGGTTTCACTTCGATCACCGATCTACGAATATTGCTGTCCTTGTCCTTGTATTTAATAAAGAAGTCTGGAAAATATCTGCGAACACGATTTGTTGTTGGATCTAGATAGGGAATCCAAAATTCCTCTGATGCCCACTCAAGTATATTTTCATTCAAATCACAGTAATTCATGAATTTTCTTTCCCATAAAGACCTATAAATAATATTTTGAGAGTCTCCTTTATACTTTTTAGGATTAGAAGGTCGATATATCCCTTTATAGCTCATATATAGTAATAACAACTTACACTTATTTATCGTGTCATTTCCATCTAGAGGTCAAATATTTCAAGATAGAGTAGATAAAATCAGAAGCACAGTCGCAAGACCGTCTCTTGATACTTTTTATGAAGTCAATTTTTCATTTGGAAAGTATCAAACTTGGTTAGGAGAGTCTCCAGGCAAGAGAAGAACACAGGGAACAGACTTCATGCAAAAAATGAAGTTAATGTGTACGCAGGCTGAACTTCCAGGCACAAGTTTTGTAGAATCATCAGTCACTGGTCATCATCAAGGTATAACAGAGGCATTTCCAAATCTTAGAAATTTTCCTCCTTTAGATCTTGTCTTTTACGCTGATGCAGACCATGTAATTATAGAAGTTTTGGAAAGTTGGATGTCATATATCAATCCTATTCAAACTGGTTCAAGAGAGTCAAATGCATATTCACGTTTTAATTATCCAGAGGATTATAAAGAAACAATTCATGTTACAAAGTTTGAGAGAGATACTTTTATAAGAGAATCAAGAAATGCTACCTATCAATCTAACATGACAAGTTATGAGTTTGTAAATGTCTGGCCGATTGATTTATCTTCGATGAGAGTTGCCTATGGTGATTCAAATGTGTTAAGATGTAATATAAAGTTTGCCTATGATAGATTCTTCACCACCTTTAATTATCAAGATGTTCAAAAACAGGTTGTCAACACCCCAGTAAACACCGTAAGAGCAAAAGATATTACATCATCAGTAACTCAAGGAGAATTTATGCCAAGTAATCCTGATTTTAGAGGAACTGGTAATAATAAAAATTACGAGGGATCATTAATGCCAAGTAATCCTGATTTTAGAGGAGCTGGTAATAACAAGAACTATCGAAATGTCAATGAGATGGTTCCTAACTCAGTAAAAAATTTGAATATCTAACAAACCTCATATATAAAATACTGAATAATAAATTATGCCATTACCAACCATTGAAACTCCAACCTATGAGTTGAAGTTGCCATCAACAAATAAAAAAATTAAATATAGACCATTTCTTGTTAAGGAAGAAAAGATTCTAATTCTAGCACTGGAATCAAAAAGTCAAAATGAAATCACAAACGCTGTAACTGATGTATTAAAGAAATGCATTTTAACACGAGGTATTAAAGTTGATGATCTTCCTACATTTGATATTGAATATTTGTTTTTAAATATTCGTGCTAAGTCTATCGGTGAAGATATTAAATTAACTGTGACTTGTCCTGATGATGGAGAAACAAAAGTTCCAGTCACAATATATGTGGATGAAATCAAAGTCATTAGACCAAAAGATCATAACATTGATATTGTTTTAGATGATAAGATGTCTCTTCGTATGAAGTATCCATCACTCAATCAATTTATTGAAAGTAATTTTGATACAGAAGATGAAGCAGAGACAATGGTTGATAAAACTTTTAGAGTTGTCGCTGATTGCATGGAAACCATTTTTGATGGAGAAGATGCATGGGAGGCAAAAGATTATTCTGCACAAGAGAGACTTGATTTTGTACAACAATTAAACTCACAACAATATAAAAAGGTTGAAAAGTTTTTTTCAACGATGCCTAAATTATCACATACTATTGAAGTCGTGAATCCAAATACAAAAGAAAAAGGTAGTGTCGTTTTGGAGGGACTAGCCGATTTTTTCGGTTAAGTATTGCAAGAGAGGATCTTGAATCCTATTACCGTATCAATTTTGCTCTCATGCAATACCATAAATATAGCTTGACGGAACTCGAAAATATGATTCCTTGGGAAAGAGACATTTATACATCTCTTCTTAAGCAATATATTGAAGAGCAAAATTTAAAGAACCAACAACAAGAGGGCGTCCAAAGGTATGGATGAACAAAATAAAAAAATAAATTTATTTAATTTTTTTGGGAGATCTGACTCACTCGATAAATTGTCGAGTGCTGCTTTTTCAAAATCAAACCCGACCATGAGTGCGATTGGTGACAATAAGTTATTGATTGAAAGTTTGCAGTCTTCAATTCAGTCAATACAGTCACAAATTCAAAATATTGCAAATTATCTTATAGTACAAAATAAAACAGATAGAGTTTTAGAAGAGAGAAAACTTTTTGAGGAGAGAGAATTAAAACAGAAACAAGAGGCGAGAGACAGAGCTCTTGGTTTACAAAGCATAAAGGGAGACAGAGGATCTCAGGGGCCAAAAGGTGAATTTGGACAAGAAGGTGGTGGAGGAAGTTTCTTAGGTGGTCTTATAAAAGCACTTGCGTTAGGTGGTACTTTAATTGCATCTGTTAAACTTTTAGGGCCAGTTCTTTTACCAATGCTCACGAAAGGGATATTTACAAAATTAGTTCCTGCTCTTGCAAAAGGTATAGGTGTTGGTTTTGGAAAACTTGCAGGGGTCATCACTAAGGGTCTTACTGGTTCTTTAGGAAAATTACCGATTGTTGGTAAAGCAATTACAGGTCTTGGAGGCAAACTTTTTGGTGGAATCAAGGCTGCTGGTGGCACTATCGCAAAGTTTTTACTTGGAGCATTAGGTATTGGCGCTGTCGGTGGTGCTATCGGTAGTTCTGCAAAAGCATCAGAATCTAATATGTCTTTTGCATCCAGTGAAGATGATAAAAGTGATAAAAAATTGGTTGAAGATAAGAATGAGGTTACTGAAAAAAGAAGTTATGGTAATCGTATTTTAGGTAGTATTGATGCCATGACTGGTAATTTTTTAGATTTGGATAAAAAAGGTGGTGAAACTTTCGGTGGAGGAAGAGTTTTTGGTGGTATTCTAGATGCCGTAACTGGTAATAAATTTGATTTTGATAAAAAAAACTCTGTACAATCAGATGATCTTACATTTAAAGATATTAATCAACTAAAAGAATCTGTTTCTACCAATACAGCTGCGATTCAAACAATTGTAAATCCATCTCCACAGGCGACGAAGAAAACAAATTCTCCTGTCACAGTTCAAAACAGTAAACCACAAGTAACATACACAGAAATAAAAACAACTAAACCTGCTATACCTTTTATTAATACTTTAGGAAATCAATATCTATCTTTATCACCTCATACTAATAAATTGCCCCCAGAAATTGCAAGATTGATTCAATAATGGAAAATAGTTTTCTTATCACTAAATGCATGTTACGTCCTAATGAGGGTTCCTCATTAAAAGAGGATTATGATATAGTCGCTGGTAATCCAATTATTGATTATTATGAAAGTATTGAGAGTCCATCTATATCGATGACAATTACTTTTATCGATATTGACCAAGTGATAGGTCGTAAGGGAATAACTGGTGGAGAATATATTGATGTCATAGTAAAAACTGGTGATGATGATGCAGATGATTTTAAAATTACTGCTGAAAAACAAAAGTTAATGTTGAACTCTGTTAGAAATATGGTCACTGAGTCTAACAAACAGGTGGCAACTTTAGAGTTTGTATCAGTTGAATCAATTGTTAATGAAACAGCAAGAGTTAATAAAAAATATGTTGGTAATGTTTCAGATACTGTTTTTGAATTACTTATTGGTGACAAGAAAGGAATCGGAACAAGTAAAAAATTATTTGGCCCGAAAAAAGCAAAACTTGGTGAAACTGATGTTGAGGAGGACAGAGCTACAAATTCATATTCATTCGTTGGTAATTTAAAAAGACCTTTTGATACAATTCAATGGTTGTGTCCAAAAGCACAATCAGCAACAGATGATTTTGGTTTTTTATTTTATGAAACTTTAGATGGTTATCATTTTAGATCAATTAAAAGTTTATTGAATCAAGATGCAATAACATATCAACAAACAGATTCACAAGATACATCTAATAAAATACTACAAAATAATTTAAATCAAACAAATGATATTGGAATGAATATGAGAATGGGAATGTATGCCAATCGAACAATATATGTTGATATTGAAAACCAAAATACTGAAGTTGTTGATTTTAAAGCTTCTGATTTAAAGTTAAAGAAACCAGCAACATTGTTAACTGGTATTGAGGATTATCCAACTCGTCTTATGGTAAGAATTGATGATGTTGGAGTATCACAAGTTGGATCAGCAAAGACCGATGTTCAACCTAAAAGTGAACTTGCCAAGTATCAAAATAAATCTTATATTAGAAATAACTTACTATTCTCACAGTCTCTAAGTATTTCAATTCCATTGAACACTACATTGAGAGCTGGTTTTGCACTCGATATTAGATTACCTCTTAAACAAGAAAATGGAGACGCTAATGTGGACTCCTATGGTAGTGATAGAAGTAATGATCCAAGTGGAAGATATTTAATTGGTGAGTTGAGACACCTTATTGGTGGTGGACAGTCTGAAACACAACTTAAATTGATTCGTGATGTGTTCACCGTAGATAAAACTGGAATTACGGATACAGGTGAATTGATTCGTGCTGATAATCGACAGTACGGAAACACTTGGCCAGCAGGTTCTAGATAAAACGCTTAAATAAAAGAAACAGGAGAATCAAATGAAATCAATCGAAGATCACATTGAATATGATAGAAAAATTGCTGAAGATCCACAGGCGAATCCAGCAGCAAGGAGACATGCAAAGGAAGAGTTGCATGAACTTGAAGAGTATGTAGAGCATCATAAAGCAGAGATCGAAGCAGGCGATCATCATGATCCAAACGCACTCGAACTATTTTGCGACATGCACCCTGATGAACCAGAGTGTTTAGTATATGACGATTAATTAGATGTATCAACCATCAGCTACAAATTTTATAGGAAGAGATCCAATGCAATGGTGGATCGGTCAAGTTACCGATCCTGAGAAAGGAGAGTGGGGTGATGCCTTAGAAAAGAAGAGAGCTGGTGATAAAGATGAAAAGGACATTTATTCACATCGATGTCGTGTTCGCATTGTAGGATATCATGGATGTGAAGATGATTTAGCAGATAAAGATTTACCACTTGCACATGTTCTTCTACCACCAAACACTACAACCTCTGGCGGTTGTGGTGAAACAATGCAATATCAAGGTGGAGAAGTTGTGGTTGGATTTTTCTTTGATGGTGCAGATGGACAACAACCAGTTATATTTGGAACTTTGTTCAGACAGTCTTTCATTAAAGATGAGTTAACTTCAGCACAGTTCAATGCAAAGAAACAAACTTGTTTTGTTCCATACACTCCACCGAAAGTAAACAGCAATCTTGGTAAAAATCAAGTTAGTGTAAACTCACCAGTAAAGAAGGGTTTTAGTAACGGTGAAAATGATCCAGTTGTTGCACATAATCAAAAAGAGGAAGCTACTAATATAAAAATAGATAATGCTACTGCATGTCAAGACAATGAAGTAACAAAAATAAAAAACACGATTAAGGATTTCACTGAGAAAGTAAAAACATTACAATCATTAAATTCTTCAAATGTTTTTGTAAATCCCATCTATGGAGGCATTGTTGACATTCAATCTGAGATAAAATTAGCATCAAATAAACTACAAAATTCTACAACTAAGTTGGTTCGTCGTGGTCGTTCATGGGTTATAAATGAAACTTTAGATAAACTATCATTGACTCTAAAAGATAAAACACCTAAAACGATGCAAGCTGAGGTAGGAAAAGCAACTAAATCATTAACTGACGTGATGTTCTGTAATTTTGAGAAGATACAGGATCAATTGTTAGATTATCTTGCTAAAAGTTTAGAGAATATGATAGGACAAGTGTTAGATGTGCCTCTTTGTGGTATTGAAAATTTCTTGAGTGACATGTTCGGACAGATTAATAATATTCTAGATACTCAACTTGGAAGTATGTTTGATCAGTTGAACTCAATTCAAGGTGGTGGAATAGCTTTACCAAGTAAAACATTCACAAAGGCTCTTAAGTATGCCAACTTTGTTACTAATGCTCTTGAGTGTGACGCACAAAATTGTCCTGATAATACGACCTATTCTTCAAAAGGTGGACTTTCTTTTGCAGGCGATGATGATCTCTCTAATGTTATTGGTAAAATGGGAATAAGTTCCTTACTTGATCCTCTCTTAGATAGTATAGACGGTGCAATTCCAGCAGTTCCATCCCGACCAGATTGTAATACTAATGTTCTTAAATGTGGCCCACCTAGAGTTGATTTTCTTGGTGGTATCAAAGGCGGTGGTGAATTTGCACTTGGAAGCCCAATTGTCAATGTTCTTGGTCAGGTAATTGGTGTCGCTATTAATGGGACAGGTTTTGGATACACGGAACCACCTTTAGTTTCTTTCTTTGATAGTTGTGAGAATGGTTTTGGTGCTGCAGGTTATCCGATCATGGGTGAAGTCACCGATCCAGATGGTAATCCTTCGACTGGTGTGATTGCTGTCGTTATAACTTCTCCTGGCCAACAGTATCTACCAAATACAACAGAGACTGACATTGATGGAAATGTAAAAGAAATATTCCCAGATCCAAATGGAAACTATGATGGTGAAGTATCTTATGTAACCACACTGGATGATGTCATTGTGCAGAACACAGGATTTGGATATGAGGACGGTGATACAGTTACAATTGGTGGTGGATCTGTTGGGGACAGTTTGGGTGATGGTGCAGTTCAGAGTCCTGGCCAAGCAGAGGTTGAATTAAATATTCAAGATGGTTTGATTGTAGGTGCGAATGTTGTCAATGGTGGATTTGGATTTACTTCGATTCCAGATGTGACAATAAATAGTGACACTGGAGCTCTCGCTAAGTTGACACCACTTCTTAAATTTACTAGAATTGATGACGCATCTCAATTAGCTCAAATATCTCAAGATGCTGTTGTAACTGTAATTAGTTGTATCGAAAAATAAATGCCAAAAGAACCAACCGATAAAAAAAATCTGTTTAGGAAAAATTTTCCTAGATTTTCTGTTCAAAGTGGACAAAGTAGTATTCATGGTGATACAAACTTTGAAGTTCAAACACAGGAAGCACAATCTTTTGCCTTTCATGCTAGTACAGGAGAAGGTGCATCTGAAGGAGGTGGGCCTGGAACAGGTAAAGCAGTTTTGTACACGCCAGGATCTTCAACTGAAGTTCTTGGAGAGGGTTTAAAAGTTAGAGACGCTGGTGATGTTGTTCAACTTCCAGCAAAGATTATAGAATGTAAGAGAGGTGATGTAATTATAGAGTGTGAAAATGGTGATATAACATTAAGAGGAAGAAATATTAATATTGAAGCTGTGGGTGGTGGTCAGGATGGAGTGATTAATATAAATGGAAGTCGAATTATAGATGTAGATGCTCCTGATATTAGACTTCAAGGAGAAAAAATAACAGAAAGAGCAACAAAAGACTTCATTATGATTAGTGAGGGTTTTACTGAAATGAAGTCTGCTTTTACCATTGCTGCCACAAAAGCGGATGAAAAGTTTGGTGCAATGGCTAAAGTTTTGGAAGAGACAACAAGTATCATTAAACCACAAGTGGGTGAAGCGACAGAGGCAATTAAGAAGAAAGTAGAGGAGTCGGGGTTAAAAGATAAATTGAGAGATGTTGCTGAAGGATTTATCGGAGGATTATAATGAACGTTTCTAGAGAACAGATAGATAAATTAATTGTGGGTGGAGGTGATCCATCATTTCCAGATGGAGGGCCTGATGTTTCACCCACTGGAACTGCGGTATTAAATGGCCCTGTTTATGTTGGAAAACCAACAGCGTCACCAAATTATGAAGCTAATTTGAATGTTGCCTCAAACGGTGTGACTCAAAGCACATTTGATGGACAACCAAAATATGAAGCGAATCTTGCAATCAAAGTTGATGGTAACATAAAGGTGCAAGGTGATGGTAAAACAGCAAATGCCTTAGATATGACTGGTGACATGCTACATAATGGTAACACAGTGCATAATGGCGATAAGACTCATAATGGTAATTTAAAATCAAGTAATCTACAAAATTGCACAGGAACATCTTGTTCTTGGTCTGGTAGCACCATTAATTCTCAAGGTTGGAAAGGATTTGACATCAAACATCCCACAAAAGAGGGATATCGATTAAGATACATATGTTTAGAAGGCCCAGAGGGTGGCGTTTATCATCGTGGTAGACTCACAGGATCAAATGTAATTAATCTACCAGAATACTGGAAAGATTTAGTTGATGTTGATAGTATTTCTGTACAGTTACAACCAATCGGAAGACAACAAAATCTTGTGATTCAAGAAATTGATGAAGATTTTATTGTTATTGTAGAGGACTCAACTAATACTGATTTGATTACTGATTTATCAACCATTGATTGTTTCTACCATATATATGGTACAAGGAAAGATGGAGAAGTCCTTATCCCAGAGTATAAGGGTGAAACTCCAGAAGACTACCCAGGCAACAACAATCAGTATTCCATTGCTGGATATCATTATGACAGGAGAACACTTTAATGGCTAAATTTTATACTAATCTTACAAATCATGAATCAGGCACTATAGAAAGTATTCAAAACAATGGTGGTGAATACGGCATAAGTATAAGTCAAGATGTTGACGCTGCAGAAGTTAAAGCTTCAGATGGATTTACAAGTGGTACTGGAGCTCCAGTTAAAATATCAGTATCTGGATCTAATTTAACCTTTACGGTTGTTGGCGTTGGGAGTTCAACTTTAACATTAACTTGATCTTTAATATCATAAATAAACTTAGACAGAATCTGTAATTAGAGAAGAGTAGGATGCCCCTTTCAAGACTGGAGAATTTTCTAAAGAA